GATATTTACGGCGATCCTAGATTAACTGTTGGTAGTAAAATAGATGTTAAAATAGGTAAAGCTCTGCATCCAGACGAACTAGAAACTAATAAAGTAGTAGATGAAAGCGTGTCAGGCGTTTATATTATATACGATATAATTCATACACTAACTGCTGATCAAAAATGGACATCACAATTAAATTTAAGAAAAGATTCTTCTAATCTAGATTATAACTCTAAGATTACAAAGATTAAGGATAAGTCAGTATGAGAGTAGATGATTTCAAAGGACAAGCTTTTACGTGGTTCACCGGTGTAGTAGAGGATATTACAGATCCTAAGAATTTAAACCGAGTGAAAGTACGATGTATAGGTTATCATTCGCAAGATAAAGATGTTGTAGGAACTGTAGATCTACCTTTTGCAACGGTTATAATGCCAGTCACGTCAGCATCTAGTAAAGGCATTGGTGGTAATCATCATTTAGAAGTTGGTTCATGGGTTGTAGGATTCTTTAGAGACGGTCCATCTGCACAAGATCCTATGGTAATGGGTTCAGTCGCTACACAAACAGATGGTGAACAAGATATTCCAACTGATGCCTCAACGACTAATAAAGTTTATAAATCTAAAGCTGGCCATACAATAGAGATCGATAATGGTGGAACACCGCCGTTATTATACCAACCAGAAATACGAGTAACACATTCATCTGGTTCAAAAATTACAATGAATCATGATGGTAGTATTTCTATTGTAGCAACTAATATTAAATTGAACGCATAATGGCTGAGACAACTATTACAATACCGTGCCCTGATACTTTGTTACCGAAGCCGGCCGATATTACTAATATATTTAAACAACTTGCTAATTTGCCAGCTCAGTTAGAGCTTCAAGGTTTTAAAGAAGAAGCCCAAGCTATAAGAGACAAACTAGAATCTATAAAAGATGGATTAGGAAATTTCCCAGTAAGTATATCTGATCCAGTATTTCCTGGTCTAACTATTCCAGAAATTGAATGGGAAAAAAGAATAGATGCTATAATGAGTGAATACCAAACATTCACATTAGCTAAGATTCTAGAAATTATCAATGATATATTACCACTATCATTTGAAATACCGATACCTCCATTCAATATTAGTATTGATATAATTAAATTGTTTTCAGATCCAGAATATAAGGGTACAATAAAGAAACAGTTTACAGATAAAGTAGAAATATTTTATCCGTTATTACCTGATATGTATAAAACCTTTGACGGAACATACGGTGTCGAATCGGCTGATATGAAAGCTGAAGCTGTATGGGAATATGTAATGAGTCAATTGCAAAAAGGTGGATTAGGTATATTACATGATACATTAGGAGGCTTAATTGATAAGTTTGATACAATTTTTAATGCATTAGATTTACCTTCGCTTCCTACATTAACAGATTTAGATGTAGAACAATTAATAAAAGATAAAATAGAATCTATAGAAAAACAAATTAAAAGCGCACCAGATGATCTTAAAGATTCGTTGCGCAAAAAAGCTATAAAGACATTAGAATCAATTGAAATTGCAGGATTTTCGCTTATGGATTTATTAGGTGGAGAACCAAACGATTTCGTAGAGAGCATGGAAGGGAAAATGGAAAGGTTTAAAAAACGATTAAGAAACTTTGGTGAAGAATGGCCTAAATATTTAATCCAAAAGTGGATGGAACTAGTTACAGCATTCTTAGAAGCTATAGGATTATCTGCATTATTAGACTGGATAACATTTACATTTTGTGATTTCTTAAAGCTAATTGGTATGCCAACAGAAATTGTTATACCAACAAAGTTTAATTTGGTAGCAGTTCCAGCTATTCCTGAGGTATAAATAGATATATGGCAAATTATTCTGGAGACAAAACAGCAAGTTCGGGACCAATATCAGTTGTGTCTCGGAAAAAAGGTTGGGCTGATCTTAATTTAAGCTTAACTCCGCACCCAATTAGAAAGGATATTATACCTTTAAAGGATGATGCTGCTATTAAGAACGCAGTTAAGAATCTAATATTAACTAACTTCTTTGAAAGACCTTTCCAACCAGAAAAGGCAGGAAATCTTAGAGGTCTTTTATTTGAACCCGCTGATGGTATAACAAAATACGAATTATCAGATGGAGTTAGAAGAGTATTAGAAGATTACGAACCTAGAATAAAAGTACAACATGTCGGAATAGTCGATGAAGGGGAAATAAATTCCTACACGATTACAGTATATTTCGAAATAATAAATCTTAATACTACATCAACCGTAGAAATAGTATTACAAAGACTAAGGTAACAGAATGGCAACTAACTTAAAAATAACAGAATTAGACTTTGTCGATATTAAAGACAATCTAAAAAACTTCCTTAAAAGCCAAACGGTTTTTAGTGATTATGACTTTGATGGTTCAGGCCTTAGTACTCTGCTTGATGTATTAGCGTATAATACACATTATAACGCCATGGCAGCTCACCTAGCTTTAAACGAAGCTTTCTTAGACTCAGCTCAAATTAGAGGTAATGCAGTTTCAAGAGCTCGTATGCTAGGGTATGTACCTTCATCACAATTATCACCAAAGGCTACAGTAAAATTAGTAGTAAACGTAGTAGGCCAAACAACAAAACCTGCAACAATATCTTTACCACGTGGTACTAAATTAAGTACCTCAGTTGATGGTGAAACATTTCAGTTTATAACAATTGCAACACAAAATGCAAAGCTACTGAATGACACATATACATTCGACAATGTATCCGTTGCTGAAGGTTCATACAACTCTATTAAATACAGAGTTGATAATGATATATCAAATCAAAAACATCAATTGCCTCATACAAATGCTGATACTTCTACGTTAAGAGTAAGAGTACAAGCTAATGAAGAATCAAGTTCGTTTGATATATTTACACTATTCACTACTCTACTCAGTGTAGATTCTACTTCTAAGATTTATCATTTACAAGAAAATTCAAATGGTTATTATGAAACTTACTTTGGTGATGGAGTCACTGGCTCTAAACCTAGTAATAATAATATTGTAACTATGGACTATATCTTTTCAAATGGAACAGAAGCAAATGGTGCTAAAGTATTTACCATGGTAGATAATATAGCCGGCTTTGCAAATATCGCTGTAACTACAATAACTGCCGCGGCAGGTGGTGCAGATCAAGAAACATTAGAATCAATTAGGTATAACGCACCGTTAACATTTACATCTCAAAATAGAGCTGTAACTTCAGATGATTACCGAGCTATTATTCAAAGAGAATTCTCTAACATCGATGCAATATCAACTTGGGGTGGTGAAGATCAAACTTCTCCAGATTATGGTAAAATTTATATTGCCATTAAACCAAAAACCTCAACAACATTATCAGTCAACGAGAAAGCACAGATCACTGGTAATATTCTAAAGGGTAAGAACGTAGTAAGTATTACACCTGTTATAGTAGATCCTAATTATACATTCTTAGAATTAGATGTAGCCTTTAAGTTTAATCCTAACTTAACAGATAGAACTGAAGTAGAACTACAAGCTGTTGTATCAGATACTATCGACGATTATTCATTAAATGATTTAAATAAGTTTGATGGTGTGTTTAGACATTCGGCTTTGTTAAAAGCAATCGATTCATCTGATCCTGCTATTCTTAACTCAACAGTAAGACCATTCCTATTTAAAAATATTACTCCTCTTACAACAGAGGCTAACAACTTTACTTTAAATTATGCAGGGTCTTTCTATGTTCCTGGTGGATTAGACGAATCATGTATATCATCTACCGCGTTTAAAAGAGGTGAAATTGATAATTACTTTGGAGATAAAGCAATCGTTGATTCAGACGTTAGACAAGTGTTTGCATACAAATTAGTAGGAACCACTAAGGTTGTAACCATAGACAATGCTGGAACAGTAAATCCTGGAACAGGCGCTGTAATTCTTCATACATTTATACCAGATGATGCGACAGTTATTAGAATAAGTATTGTACCTAATTCATTAGATATTGCTCCTAAGAGAGATGAATTAATTTCTATCGATGCATCTAGAACGACTATGACAGCTGAAAGAGATTCAATCGCTGTATCAGGTTCTTCTGGTAGTATTGATTATACCACAACATCAAGATTTAGATCGAGTACATAATGCCAAAATACGGATCAGATTCAATTAATCCTTCTTACATAGAATCGAAAGCTTCTATGAAAAGAAAGACGAAAGAAGTTTTACGTATAGACCAATTAATTCCTAGTGAAATATTACGTGATTCTGATAGAGGTCCTGATAAAGCAGATATAAAAACTCTATTAGAAGAATACTATAAGTTCATGAATATGGATGAGTTTATATATGACCAAACTGAAGTATTCACAGATATTATCAATTCAGATAGAGCTGTGTTTAGGATTAAAGATCCAACACAAGACAATAACGAATTCTTTTCAGACTTTGATGGTGCAAACTCAACATTAGTATTAACTAATGATACAACACCACCTTCAACTACTACTATTCCATTAACTAATGCGACCGTACAAATATCAAACGGTAATGAACTACCCGGAACATTAAAGAATCTTACAACTGAAGTCGGTAAAACATTCTCTGTACTCTTTCCAGGCCCTACC